AGTACCTACAAGCAATTGAAAGGTGTTCGGACTAAGCAAACGAGTGACGCTGGTGAAGCGACTCGTAAGCAGAATCTGAAAGCCGCAGCAGTTGATACTGGTGGTACAGGGGAAACAGGAAAACGAGTTTACAGGCGAGCTGACCTGATTCGGCTAAAAATGACTGACCCTCAACGATATGAGGCGTTATCAGATGAGATAATGACCGCATACGCAGAGGGTCGAGTGAAATAACACTTAACTTTTTGGAGTATTTAACATGGCAACAGCATTTTCCCCCGCAAATAACGTAACCGTTACGTCAGCAGCCAATTTCATTCCTGAAATTTGGTCAGACGAAATCGTTGCAGCCTACAAGCGTAATCTTGTAGCTGCCAATGTCGTCAAGAAAATGAACTTTAAGGGCAAGAAAGGTGACACTGTTCACATTCCTGCACCTACTCGTGGTTCTGCATCAGCTAAAGGCGCAACAAACGCTGTTACTATGATCGTCAACAACGAAAGTGAAGTTCAAATCTCTATCAACAAGCACTACGAATATTCTCGTTTGATCGAGGACATCGTTGAAGCTCAAGCCCTGTCTTCATTGCGTAGTTTCTACACAGAAGACGCTGGTTACGCTTTGGCTAAACAAGTTGATACCGACATCATCCAGTTGGGTCGTATCGCTAACGGCGGTTCTGCTGGCGCACAATATAACGCTGGTTATATTGGTGGTGATGGCACAACTGCCTTTGACTACAGTGCAAACTCTAGCGCTGGTAACGCTACTGCTCTGACTGATGCAGCTATTCGCCGCACCATTCAGCGTTTGGACGATAGCGATGTACCTATGGATGGTCGTTTCTTCATCATCCCTCCATCAAGCCGCAACACTTTGATGGGTTTGGCTCGTTACACTGAGCAAGCATTTGTGGGTGACGCTGGCAACGGCAACACAATCCGCAATGGTGAAATCGGTAATCTGTATGGTATGCCTGTGTTTGTGTCTAGCAATGCTGACTCAGCATCTGCTACCACTACATATCCTGCATCTGGTACTGCAATTGCCCGTGTTTGCTTGATGGGTCATCGTGATGCGATGGTTTTGGTTGAGCAAATGGCTATTCGTTCACAGACACAATACAAACAAGAGTATCTTGGTACGTTGTTCACTGCTGACACACTCTATGGTGTTGGTGAATTGCGTGACTACGCTGCTTTTGCTTTGGTTGTACCAAGCTAAGTTGCAGTTGTTCCCCCTGCCTGATGGTGGGGGGTCTTTTTTTTAACTTGTAATTTGGAGAATTGATATGGCTGCTGCAACCGCTGTAACCTCAAAACGAGATAATGCCTCGTTTCGTGGTTTATTTAATGACACATGGTCTGTGTCCGCAACATTGGACTCTGCATCAGTAGCATCTGGTGCATCTGGTGCTGCTACTGACACAATTACAGTCCCCGGAGTTGCTTTAGGTGACGCTGTAATTGCAATGTCTGTTGGTGTTACAGAAGCTGGCATTGTTCGCCGTGCTTATGTTTCTGCCGCAAACACTGTGACTGTTGCAACTAATAACTTAACTGGTGCTTCTGTCGATTTGGCATCAACTACCATTAAGTTAGTTATTGCTCGTTTGGTGTAATAGGGGGGGGAGGGGTAACCCTCCCTTTCTTTTGGAGAATCTATGGCAACCTTTAAATGTTTAGTGTCTGGCAATCTTGTAACTTTTGTTAATCAAGTAGATATTGATTCAATGAAAGGACATGATGGATATGTTAGAGTTGACATTGAAGAACCTGTAGAATACAAAAATACTGTAAGAACAGATACCGCATTTGCGCCTGTCATCCCAACATTTAAGAAGATGGGTAGACCCAGAAAGGTAGCAAATGTCTGATATTGACGCTAGAGACTTTGGTAGATTAGAGGCTCAAGTAGATTCTCTAAATAGTCAAGTAACTCAATTGAGTGCTGATGTAAAGACTCTATTAGAGTTAGCCAATCAAAGCAAGGGTGGTTTTTGGATGGGGATGGTCATTGCATCTGCCTTATCTGGCGTAGTGAGTTTCTTTGCCGCAAGGTGGTTGAAGTGAAAGAGGGACTCTTATCAGGTCAGGTTTGTCCACTTCCTACTCAGGACATTGAACTTAACCTCAAGAACCGCAATAATGCTTTCAAGAATTTTGGTTATGGTGCGCCAAACCCACTTGAACCCAATGAAGCGTTTTGGCTGAAGAAAGCCAAGATGTATAACGCACCTACCGATGTTGTCAAAACTATGCGCTGTGGCAACTGTGCCGCATTTATTCAGACTCCTAAGATGATGGAGTGCATCAAATCTGGTCTTGAAAAGAGCAAAAGCTCACCTAATGAGCTTGACTATGACCAACAGTTTATTGATGCCGCTGATCTAGGATTTTGCGAGTTATTCCACTTTACCTGTGCTGCCTTGCGTACTTGTGACGCTTGGAAATCAGGTGGTTCTATAAAGAAAGATTAATCATGGGAAATACTGCCGCTGAATTCGTTGGAATGTTGTTCTTGGCAAGGGAAATTGCCCACAGGATTCATCTAAAAACATCATCTTTTGCTGAACATAAGACTTTGAACGAGTTTTATGAGGGAATTATTCCTTTGGCAGATGACTTTACCCAACAATATCAAGGGAAATTTGATCTTAGATTAGATATTCCCTATGTGAATAACAAATACAAAGGCACGATTTCTCAAGTCTTGCGCCAGCAAATGGATTGGATTGAGGCAAACCGCCAACAAATTGTTCCTCGCACTGAGACAGCACTACATAACGTCATTGATGAAGTTGTGGGTCTGTATCAAAACACCTTGTATCAACTGACCTTAAAGTAAGGGAAAACCATGAGTACGTTCCAATTAGACCCCAATCAAGTAGCCTATGGTGTTCCCGCTATTGGCACAACCCAAGTGGCTACAGTTACTACTAGTAGCGTTCAAATGACCGCTTTTGGTGCAAATACAACAATGATTCGCATTGCTTGTGCCCAAGGTCATTGTCATTTTGCTATTGGTACAAATCCAACAGCCGCAACAACAACTAGTCCTTTGATTGGTATTAATCAGTCTGAGATTATTAAAGTTAGTCCGGGTCAAAAGATTGCATTTATTAAGGATGCAACCATCACAGCTTCCACTGTCACTGTTACTGAACTTGTTTAAGGAGACATCATGGTAACAAAGAAAATGGCAAAAGTTGGAAAAGTAATGAAAGAGTGGAAAGAGGGAACTCTGCACTCAGGTTCTAAAAAGGGCAAGGTTGTTACTTCACAAAAACAAGCAGTTGCCATCGCTTTGTCTGAGGCTGGTATGTCTAAACCTAAAAGGAAGATGAAATGAAAGCTGGTTTGTATTCAAACATCAATGCTAAACAGGCTCGTATCAAAGCGGGTTCTGGTGAAAAGATGAACAAGGTTGGGTCTAAAGCTGCACCTACAGCCGCTGACTTCAAACAAGCGGCAAAGACTGCAAAGAAGCCTAAAAAGAAAACAATGATGGGATATTGATGAAAACTCCTACTTGGCAAACAAAAGCTGGTCAAAATCCCAAAGGGGGGTTGAATGCCAAGGGGAGATCATCTTATAATGCAGAAACTGGTGGTAATCTGAAACCGCCAGTAAAGTCTGGAGATAATCCCAGACGAGCTTCTTTTCTCGCCAGAATGGGCAACATGGATGGCGCAGAGTATAAGGATGGCAAACCCACAAGGTTGCTACTTTCTCTGCAAGCATGGGGTGCTTCATCTAAGGCAGACGCAAAGGCAAAAGCTAAAGCGATTTCGTCAAGAAATAAAGGAAAGAAGTAATCTATGGCTTTACCTACATACCTATCTCTTGTCAACGATGTATTGGTTCGTTTGCGTGAGCCTGTCGTTACTACTGTTACTCAAACCTCATATTCATCATTGATTGGCAAATTCATCAATGACACTAAACGTCAAGTAGCTGATGCTTATGATTGGGATGCTTTTAATCAAGCAGTTACTGTCACTACTGTTTCTGGTCAGGTTGGAGAATACTCTTTAACTGGTGCTGGTGTTCGATTCAAGACAATGGATGTTATTAACACAACACGTTACTATCAGTTGACTCCTTTGTCTCATGTAGACCATGATGTTTTTTATTACACAGTTCCTACCCCAATTCTGAATCTCCCAATGTATTACACAGTTCAAGGTGTAGATACCAATGGAGACTTGAAAGTCAAATTCTGGCCTGTTCCTGATGGTGTATATAGCATCAGATTTAGTTTGATCGTGCCAGAAAACGATATGTCTAGCGATTCAGATACAACCTTGTTAGCAAAAGAACCAATCATTCTTGGTGCTTATGCTAGGGCATTGGTTGAACGTGGTGAAGATGGTGGCTTAAATAGTTCTGAGGCTTATGCACTGTTCAAGGCATCTATGTCTGACTTGATTGCTTTAGAGTTGGCTCGTTCCCCTGAAAACGATTCGTTTGAGGCTGTTTAATGGCAGAAGCAATTACAGTCTCAAGCATTTCAGCCCCAGGCTTTTATGGGTTGAATACGCAAGATTCTCCGCTTGATTTGCAGAGTGGATTTGCTTTGGTTGCGGCTAATTGCATCATTGACCAGTATGGTCGTATTGGATGCAGAAAAGGTTGGACAAAGGTTAATTCTGCTACTGGTAATCTTGGTTCAAATGATGCCACTGTTATTCATGAGTTAGTACAAGCAGATGGCACTCTGACTGTTCTGTTTGCTGGTAATTTAAAGTTATTCAAACTTGATGGTTCTAATGCTGTTTCTGAGTTGACGTATGGGGGGGGTGGTTCTGCACCTACTATTACGGCTAATAACTGGCAATGTGCATCTCTTAATAGCATTACATATTTCTTTCAATCAGGGCATGAGCCTCTGATATTTGATCCTGCTGTCTCTACAACAACGTATAGGCGTGTTTCAGAGAAAACTGGCTATGTGGCTACTGTCCCATCAGCCAACAATGTTATTTCTGCTTATGGTCGTTTATGGGCTGCTACAACCACTTCAAACAATGCAACTGTCTACTTCAGCGACTTGATCTCTGGTCATGTATGGGCAACTGGTACTGCTGGTAGTTTGAACGTCAATAATGTTTGGCCTAATGGTGCTGATGAGATTACTGGTTTAGCGGCACACAATGGATTCTTGTTTATCTTTGGCAAACGTCAAATATTGATCTATTCTGGTGCAACTGCACCATCAACCATGACCCTTAGCGATACTGTTGAGGGTATTGGTTGCATTGCTAGGGATAGTATTCAAACAACAAGCACAGACGTTATTTTCTTATCAAATAGTGGTATCAGATCATTGATGAGAACAATTCAAGAAAAGTCAGCACCAGAACGTGACTTATCTAAGAATGTTCGTAATGACTTAATGACAATCATGTTTGGAGAAAACTTAGCAAGTGTTAAGTCTGTTTATTCAGAATCAAATGCTTTTTATTTGATTACTACACCATCTGCTAAAAAATTATATTGTTTTGATACCAAGGCAACATTACAAGATGGTTCATTTAGAGCAACTACTTGGGATTCCATTTTGCCTAGTTCGTTTTGTTCAAGACGTAATGGGGATTTGTTGATTGGTAAAACTGGCTATATTGCTAAGTATGGTGGATATTTAGACGATACATCTACATATCAATTCTCATATTACACAAACCATGCTGACCTTGGTAATCCATCACAAACATCAATTGTTAAACGCATAACTGCTATTGTTATTGGTGGTAGCAATCAATATCTCAGTATCAAATGGGGATATGATTTTCTAACAAACTACCAATCTCAAACAATTCTTATTCCACTTCAGGGTGTTTCTGAGTATGGAACTGCTGAATATGGTGCAAATGCAACTGTAGTGGCTTATTATGCTCAAGGTGTTGCATTGCAAAATTTAGTTGCAAATGCGTCAGGTTCTGGGAAAATTGTGCAAACTGGATATGAAACTATTATCAATGGCTCACAATTATCAATTCAAAAGATTGAGATTCAAGCCAAAGAGGGAAGATTGGCTTAAAGGATTACTATGTCAAATTACACAAAATCAACCAACTTTGCGACTAAAGACACATTAACTTCTGGTGATCCTTTAAAGATTGTCAAGGGTACTGAGATCAATACAGAGTTTGACAATATCTCTACAGCTATTGCGACTAAGGCAGATACTGCATCTCCTACCTTTACAGGTACAGTGACGATCCCAACAGCAGCCATTACTGCCAATATGACAGTTGGAGGAACTGCTGCTATTACTGGAGTTGCCACTTTTACTGCTGATCCATTGTTTAATTCAACTGGTGCTGTTTTGCTATCTAAAGGTACTTCAGCACAACGACCCGCAAGCCCCTCTCAAGGTCAGATCAGGTTCAATACTACAACTACAGGATTTGAGGGTTATAACGGCACTACATGGGCATCTGTAGGTGGTGGTGGTGCTACTGGTACATCTGGTAACGACATCTTCTATGAGAACTCTAAGACTGTGACTATGGGTTATTCAATTACCGCTGGTAAGAATGCCATGTCAACAGGTGCAATTACGATTGCTGCTAATTTCAATGGTACTGGATACATTTCAGGCACTACATTGACCATTTCTGGGACAACTGGTTCTGGTGTTTTGGTAGTTGGTTCTGTTATCAGTGGTAGTGGTGTTACAGCTGGTACTGTGGTGACTGCTTTTGGAAGTGGTTCAGGTGGTGCTGGCACTTATACAGTTTCTCCATCGCAAACTGTGGGTAGTTCTGGTTCACCAATCACAATAACAACATCAACTGCTGTCACTGTTCCTAGTGGTAGCCGTTGGGTAATTCTGTAAAGGAAGTATATGAGTTCACTTGTCATATCAGGAGATACATCAGGCACAGTCACGTTGGCTGCTCCTGCTGTTGCGGGAACTAGCACATTGACACTTCAAGCTGCCACTGCGACAAGTTCTGTCAATACATTGGGTACACCAACTGCATCATCTGGAACAGCACTTACATATTCAAGTCTACCTACTTGGATTAAACGAATAACTATAAGCATTGCATCATTACAAACAAGTGGTGCAACAACTCCAGTTTTCCAACTTAGTAGTTCAGCTACTTTTAAAACAAGTGGATATTTAGGTGCAGCCGTAGCTACTGGAGCAGCTAGTATGTCAACTGTCAATTGGACAAGTGGATTTGGAATGTCCAACACTTCTTGGGGATCAACAGTTGTTATACATGGCTCAATTACTTTTACACTGTTAAATTCATCAACCAATTTATGGGTTGCAAGTGGAGTATTAGGAAGAAGTGACGGAACTAATATGGCTTATACGGCTGGCTCTGTAACTCTTTCTGGTACTTTAGATGGTGTTCGTTTATATGTTGATGGAACACAAACATTTACCGCTGGCTCTATCAACATTCTCTACGAAGGCTAACCATGTCAATACTTGTTTTAACTTCTGACACGCTATCTAGTCCTGCCGCCGCAGGGCAGATTGAATACTCAAGCCCCATCTACGCCGCTACACCTATCGGCACACAGCGAGGCATTGTTCCGACTCAGCAGTATTACAGACTTGAATCTGCAAGATTGGTTGCATCAACAGCATCTGCCGTTAGTATGTTTGGTGTCGGTGCTACGTTGTCTGCAAGCACTGTTTACGAATTTGAAATATCAGGCTTATTAAATAAAACTGATGGAACAACCGCACATACTCTTGGATTTAGTATTGGTGGTACGGCTACGTTAAATAATTTACGATATAACATTATAGAAGTAGACAATACAACAGGTTCAAGTATATCGGCTGGTACAGGGATAATATCTTCTAGCACTGCATCAAACACAACATTTACTACTTCAACAGGTGCAAATACAACGATTTTTGTTCCATTCCTTATTAAAGGTACAGTGTCAATCAATGCTGGTGGCACATTTATTCCACAATACACCTGTTCATCAGCACCCGGTGGCTCTGGCTGGACAACAGCTATTGGAACTTACATCCGAATCAATCCGTTAAGCGCATCTGGTGCTAACACTTCAGTAGGAACATGGTCATGAGTACAACAATCGATGGATCAGCAAGCGTAACAATCAACTCAGGTGCAATACTGGGTATTACCTCTGGTACTGTTCAGGCATCTACCAGTGGTACGTCAATTACGTTTAGCTCTATTCCTTCATGGGTGAAGCGTATTACTGTGATGCTTCAAAACGTTGGAACAAGCGGCACAAGCCCACCACAACTTCAAATTGGCTCAGGTTCTACAACAACCAGCGGATACGTATCTAACCTAACATCGCTGGCTAATGCGGCGACTTCCGCAGTTACTAACGTGACTTCTGGTTTTGTGGTTGGTGATGCTGGCAAAGTATCAACATCTAGGCTTTCAGGAACATTTACACTGACTCTTATTTCTGGAAATATTTGGGTAAGTAACGCTTGGATTGCCTACACAGATACATCTAGGCTATACGGCAATCAGGGGTATCTAGCAACATTAAGCGGAACACTTGACCGTTTAGTCATTACCACAGTCAACGGCACAGACACATTTACCGCTGGTTCAATCAACATCCTTTACGAGTAAACATCATGACACACAGAATCGTAGTAAATGTAGAAACAGGTGAAGTTACTCAAGTTGAGTACACCGCTGAGGAACAAGCGGCTTACGATGCGGCAGTGGCACAGCAACAGCAAGAACAACAGAATAATGAACACTCCTGAAATCATTCACCACTTTTCTGATGGTTTGTATGCCAAGGAATCGGTGTTCCCTGCTGGAATGTCGGTCCTAAAGCATACCCATAATTTCAGCCATTTGTCGATATTGGCTAAAGGCAAAGTGGTGGTGTTAAAGGGTGATGAGTTAGAGATTGTTGAAGCCCCTGCTTGTATTGAGATTAAGGCTGGTTTGACTCATGGAGTTAAAGCAATAACAGATTGTGTTTGGTTTTGTATTCATGCCACTGACGAAAAAGATGCGTCTAAGGTGGATGATATTTTGATTAAAGGGGATTGATATGCCTATATTTGCAGCAGTTATTGGAGGTGGATTAGGTCTTCTTGGCAGTTCAATGCAATCAGATGCTGCTCAAAGTTCGGCTAACACCTCTGCGGAAGCTCAACGCTATGCGGCACAAAAAGCGGCAGAGGCGGCTAGATTTCGTCCTGTTGGCGTAACAAGTCGTTATGGCACTTCTAACTTCCAGTTTGACCCTAGCGGTTATCTGTCTGGTGCTGGATACACTGTCAGCCCTGAATTGCAAGCCTATCAGAACCGATTACAGGGTCTTACGGGTCGTGCTTTAACTCAAGCTGAGATGGCGCAACAGCAATATGCACCACTTCAACAAGCGGCTGGTGGATTGTTTGGATTAGGTCAACAATACCTTGCACAGAGTCCTCAACAAGTTGCTGCTCAATATATGCAACAACAACAGGATTTGCTTGCCCCTAGTCGTGAAAGACAGATGGCACAGTTACAAAATCAGTTATATCAGACAGGTCGAGGCGGTCTATCTGTAGGCGCTACAGGTGCTCGTCCTAGTGGTGCGGCTGGTTTAGGTGCAACTACTCCTGAGTTAGAGGCTTACTACAACGCATTAGCACAACAAGATGCTCAGTTAGCGGCACAGTCTCAACAGGCTGGTCAACAGAATGTTGCATTTGGCACAGGATTGCTTGGTCAAGGTGCTGGTTTGCTTGGTCAATATCAAGCTGGTCAAGTCGGTGC